CGGGTCAACCTGCCGGCGGTCGCGCAGGTCGTCGTCGCGGTGGTGGCGGTCGTCGCGCTGGTGCACTTCTGGTGAGCTCGACTGCCGCAGCGATCCTCGGCGCCCTGCTCAGCTTCCTCGCCTCGGGGATCATCTTCCTCGCCTACTCGCTGTCCCGCACGCGGGAGCGGCTGGCCCGAGTCGAGCAGCGGCTGGAGGATCACCGGCGATGATGGCGCGGGACTGGGTGGCGGTCCTGCTGGCGGTCGGGATCGCGACGGCGGTCAACGTCATTACCGCCGCCGTGCTCTACGACGCGATCTTCTCGCAGGGTCCGGGCCTGTCCGACAACGCGACGCAGCTGCTGACGACTGCCTTCGGCGGGATCATCGGCGTGCTCGGTTCCTACGTGGGGTTCCGCGCGGGCCAGGCCGCGAATGGCTACGTGGCAGGGGAGGGCGCCGGGGTACCGCTCGGCCGGGTGCCGCTCACCGCCGAGACCGAGCCGAGCATCGAGGGCGAGGCGTCGTGATGTTGTCACGCGAGGCGACGGCGGTTTTTGAGTGAGCGCGCTCGCGAACGACCCCGGTCGTCCGACCCCCCCCGCTCGCGCGCGCTCGACGGTCGCGCGCGGCTACGGCGCCCGACACCGGCAGATCCGGCGCGGCCTCGCCCGATGGGTCGCGACCGGGAACGCCAGCTGCGCGCGCTGCGGTCGGCCGATCCGACCCGGCGAGCCGTGGGATCTCGGCCACGTCGATCACGACCGCTCGCGCTACGCAGGCCCGGAGCACGCCCACTGCAACCGCGCGACCGCCAACCGACCGGGCCGGGTGTCGCGCGCATGGTGAGGCGATGACGCCGACCCTGCCCGTGAGCGCGATCGCTCCTGGCCTCGCCGACCTGCGCGTGCCGATCGAGTCGCTGCACCCCTACTCGCGCAACCCTCGGCGCGGCAACCTGGAGGCGATCAAGGCCTCGCTGCTCGCCCACGGCCAGTACCGCCCGCTCGTCGCGCGCAAGGGCAGCGGCGAGGTGCTGGCCGGGAACCACACGCTGGCCGCCGCGCGCGAGCTCGGCTGGGACTCGATCGCCGCGACCTTCATCGAGGTGGACGACGAGCAGGCGGCGCGGATCGTGCTGGTGGACAACCGCACCGCTGACCTGGGCGTCTACGACGACGGCGAACTCGCGGCGCTGCTGCAGTCGCTGCCGGGTCTCGACGGCACGGGCTGGGATGAGAACGAGTTCGCGCGTCTGGTCGCTCAGCTGCAGAGCGGCGATGATCGAGACACGCCGCCAGGGCCGCCACCGGCCGAGCCGATCGCGCGACTGGGCGACCTCTGGCAACTCGGTCGGCACCGCCTGCTTTGTGGCGATGCGACCGACCCGGCGGCTGTGGAGCGGCTGCTCGGAGGAGCCAAGCCGAAGCTGCTCGCGACCGACCCGCCCTACGGGGTGAGCCTGGACATGGAGTGGCGCGACCTGGCCGGGTTCAACAATGCGCGCTTCCTTGGCACGAAGGACCGTCGGGATGGCTACGTCGCGCCAGCAGAGCCGAGCTATCTGCGCAGCAGGCAGGGCAACCGCTCGATCTCTGGTGACGACCGGGCCGACTGGTCGGAGGCCTTCGCGCTCGTCCCGAGCCTGCGCGTTGCGTATGTGTGGTTCGCCGATCGCTACTGCCTGACGGTCGGCGCCGGTCTTGAACGGCTCGGCTTCGAGCTCGCGCAGCTGATCGTGTGGGACAAGCAGCGAATGGTGCTCTCGCGCACGCACTACCACTCGCAGCATGAGCCATGCTGGTACGCGCGCAGGAAGGGTGCCGGGCGCTTTCTCGGGCCTCGCAATCAGACGACCGTCTGGTCGCATCCGTCGCCGAAAATGATCTCAACCGGCTCCGAGCCTGACGACGAGCGCGAGGATCATCCAACACAGAAGCCGGTCGAGTTGTTCGCGCGGCCGATGCGTAATCACCTGGGCCGCAGGGATAGCTTCTACGAGCCGTTCTGCGGCTCCGGCACGGCGCTCGTTGCTGGCGAGAACGTTGGTCGCCAGGGCTTCGCGCTGGAGATCGACCCGGTCTACTGCGACGTGATCGTGGATCGCTGGCAGCGGCACACGGGCGGGAAGGCCGAGGTCGAGCATGCCGCGCTATAGCCGACCGAGCGAGCGCGTCCAGCAGCTGATCGCGATGCTGCGCGCGGGCAACTACCTGGACGTCGCCTGCCGCGCCGCCGGGGTCGCGGTCGAAGACCTTGCGGACTGGGTCGAACGCTCGGACGAGCTTGCGCGCCAGGTGGCGCAGGCCGTCGCCGAGGGCGAGGCGCGCGCCGTCACGCAGATCGCGCAGGCCGCGCGCGAGAACTGGCAGGCGGCGGCCTGGCTGCTGGAGCGGCAGTACCCGGAGCGCTGGGCGCGCCCGCTGGCGCGGACGACCGACGAGGCGGTGCCCGCGCTCGGGACCGACGCGGTCGATGAGCTTGCCTCGAAGCGCGCGACGCGAAGGGCGCGCCTCAGTCCGTGAGCGTCGCCGAGGTCGGGGTGCAGAGGCCGCGCATCATGCGCGTGCCGAAGTACCAGTCGAGCGCCGGCGCCGAGGCGGTCGAGCTTGCGGCGATGGCCGGTCTGGCGCTCGACCCCTGGGAGGCGCTGGTCTTGAAACACGCCCTGGGCGAACGGCTCGACGGGCGCTGGGCAGCGACCGAAGTCGGCCTCTGCGTGCCACGCCAGAACGGTAAGAACGCGGTGCTGGAGGCGCGCGAGCTTTTCGGCCTGTTCCTGCTCGGCGAGCCGCTGATCATCCACTCGGCGCAGCACTTCAAGACGGCCAAGGAGCACTTCCTGCGCCTGCTCGCGCTGATCGAGGGGACGCCCGACTTTGCCCGCCGGGTCAAGCGCGTGATCCGCACGCACGGCGAGGAGGGGATCGAGCTCACGAACGGCCAGCGGATCCTGTTCTTCGCGCGCACGAAGTCCTCGGGCCGAGGCTTCACCGCGCCGCTGGTCGTCTACGACGAGGCGATGTTCCTGGCCGAGGCTTCGCTGGGTGCGTTGATGCCGACGATGGCGACGATGCCGAACCGGCAACGCTGGTTCACCGGCTCGGCGGTCGATCAGCTGGTGCATCTCGAAGGCGTCGTCTTCACGCGCGTGCGCGAGCGCGCGCTGGCGACGAGCGACCCGCGTCTTGCCTACTTCGAGTGGTCGCTGGAGCACGACACGCCCGACCTGCTCGACGCCGAGACGGCGCGCGACCCCGGCGCCTGGGCGATCGCTAACCCCGGCCTCGGGATCCGGGTGATGAGCGAGGCGGTCGAGGACGAGTTCAACACGCTTGACCGGCGCACGTTCGCGGTCGAGCGGCTGGGCGTCGGCGACTGGCCGCCGACCGACACGACCACGCCCGCGCTGGTGGCGCCCGAGGCCTGGTGGGCGCTGACCGACGAGGCCTCGCAGCTGCTCGACCCGGTCTGCTTCGCCTTCGACGTCGCGCCCGACCGCTCCTCAGCGGCGATCGCCGCCGCCGGCCGACGCCACGACGGGTTGCTGCACCTGGAGATCGTCGCGCACGACCGAGGCGCGACCTGGGCACCGCAGCGGCTGGCGCAGCTGAACGATCGCTGGCACCCGCTCGCCGTCCTCTGCGACGCGGTCGGGCCGGTCGCCTCGCTGATCCACGCCTGCGAGGAGGCGGGCGTAATCGTTCGGCCGGTCAAGGCGTCCGAGCACGCGAAGGCCTGCGGGATGCTGCTGGACACGATCGAGGACGAAGGCCTGCGCCACCTGGGCAGCGCCGAGCTCGCGGTCGCGCTGGCGGCGGCGACCAAGCGCCCGCTGGGAGATGCCTTCGCCTGGTCGCGCAAGAACTCGAACGCCGACATTACGCCGCTAGTCGCGGCCACGCTGGCGCTGTGGGGGTCGATCACGCTCGGCTGGGATCCCGACGAGGAACTGCGGATCTACTGAGCCGTTGCGACCTGACGCCGACCTTCGTTAGCCTTCCGGCAAACCTGCCCGAGACGCGAACGAGGAGGACGATCTAAATGACCGAGGTACAAGGCACCGGCCGGGTGCAGCTACCGGCCTCGAAAGACCTGCGCGCGCTCAGCCGCCGCTTCAAGCAGGGCTTCCGCTGGAAGCCAACCCGAGGCGGGCACTGGCGCCTGGTCGATCGGCACGGCCGTTACGTCGAACACGACGGGACGAACATCACCGTCGGAGACAATCCCAGCCCCGGCGCGCTGCGCGCTCTCACCGAGCAGCTAACCGAGGCGCGCGTCTTGAGGGGGACGCGACAGCGCGACGTCAGCGGCGCCGGTCTCAAGCGCCGAGCCGACGCTTACCGCAAGATGGCCGCCGCTCGCGACGAGCGCCGCCAGGTGGTCGCCACCGACCGGCTCAAGCGGTACGCCGCTGTGCTCAAACCGATGGGCGGGATCGAAACGCCAGGGATCGCGACTGAACTCGGCGCCGCCGGGATGGTCGTCGCGCGCGAAGACCTCGGGCGCGAGCTGGGCCTTGACCTGCTGGCGCAGAACGCGCGCCGCGTGGTCAACGGCGCCTGGGTCGAGGATCGCTACGGCGAGATTTGGGACGCGGTGCTTGCCCGGCTGGAGCGAGCGCCGGACGCGGTCGGCGAGTGGTTCACACTGATCCGCGAAGGGCGCGGCCTCCCGGCTGACCACGTCGAGGTGCGACTGCCGAAGGGCGCGCAGGACGACTGGCCCTTTGACGTCAAGCTGCTACCGCTCGACGCGCTGTTCGCCGACGAGACCTACCAGCGCCCGGTCAACTGGCCGTTCGTGCGCAAGGAGGCGGCGCGCTTCGATGCCTCGCTGGTCGGGACGATCGACGTCGCCCAGCGCGGGCCAGCCCAGTTCGCGATCCTCGACGGGCAGCAGCGCCAGCAGATCGTGCGGCTCGCGGGGAAGACGACGCTGTTCGCCTCGATCTACGTCGGCCTCGACCTGCCCAGTGAGGCGCGCTTCTTCCTGCACAAGAACCGCGACCGGCGCAACGTCCACCCCTACTACACCTACCAGGCGAAGCTGACTGCGCGCGACCCGGACGCGCTCGGGATCGAGCAGGCCGTCAGCAAGTTCGGCTACAAGATCGCGATCGGTGCTCCTCGCGGCGGCGAAATGCCGGACAACATCGCCGCGATCGCCGCCGTCGAGATCGCCTACGGTCTCAAGCTGCCCGACGGCAGTGACGCGCTCACGCCCACTCTGGCGACGATGCGCGAGGCGACCTACGGGCGCGCGCTCGGCAACAGCGCCGCCCTGATCCGAGGCCTCGCGACCATCTACGCCGAGAACGGGCTGCACGGCAACGTCGATCCCGAGCGGATGGCGAAGGCGATCCTGGGCGTCGGCCCGGAACTCCTGGTCGGGCGCGCGCGCGACGTCGTCCGCTCCTCGGGCGGGCAGGTCTACCGGCGGATGGTCGATGTGCTGCTGGCCGAGTACCGGAAGGCCTCGAAGTGATCCGGGTCGAGGTCGTCAACGATGGCACCGGCGACGTCGAGCGCGGCAACTACGACGTGAGCGTCACAGTGCCGCGTCGCGGGGAGGCGGTCGTTTACTCGGCGAGGGTCAAGGACTTCGACCGAGGGCGTGGCTGGGCCGAACTCGTGCGCGAGGCGGTCGCGGCTCTGGAGGAGGTCGGCGTTTGAACATCTGGCGCTGGCAGCTGCGCGAGCGCGCCGATCTCGCGATGAGGCCTATAAGATCGCCGAGTGTCCGCGCGTCCGGGCAGGACTGCGGCGAGCACGACGATGAGGGAGGGCGGCTGCGGTCGCCCTCTCATCGTTTGCACCTGGGCAAACGGGCCGTAGAATCTGAACATGCGGCTTCGTCGTCGCCGCGAGCCACTCCCCGCAGCGGATAACGCAGTCCCGCCGACCTTCACGAGCTTCGGCGACTTCCTCGGGCACGCGCTGCGGAACCGCGCCGACGGCTGGTTCGAGTCGCTGGTCGGTTACCGGGGCGAGCAGGTGGGGACGGTCGATCGCTGTCTGCAGCTGAACTCGCAGCAGATCGCCTCGATGCCGCTGCGCTATCGACACTCAGAGGCGACCTCGGCCGACCGGCCGGCCTGGGTCTCAGACCCCGATCCGGCTTGGTACCCGAACGGGATCCACGACGCGATCTTCGCGGCGATCTGGTCGATCTACGCCCAGGGCGAGGCCTTCCTGTACGTGACCAGCCGCTACGCCGACGGCTACCCGCTGACCTGGACGCTGCTCGACCCGGTGACGATGAAGGTCGAGGACGAGGGCGGAATGCGCTGGTACCAATCGAACGGCCACCCGCTCGACCCCGGCGACGTGATCCAGGTGATGCGCGATCCGACCGGCGCGCTGCGCGGGCGCTCGTCGCTGGATGCCTACTGGTCGAACGTGAGCTCAGCGGCTGCCGCCGACAGCTACGCGGCCGATGTCTACTACTCGACCGGCGTCAACCGGATGGCGCTCAAGTCCTCGCGGCGGCTCGACGCCGAGCAGGCGGCGGCGATCCAGGCGCAATGGGTGGCGGCGGTCTCGAAGCGGCTTGGCGCGCCCGCGATCATCCCGCCCGACCTGGAACTGCTGCAGGCGTTGACCATCTCGCCGAAGGACATGATGCTGCTGGAGTCGCGCGACTGGGACGCGCGCCAGATCGCCGCCGCCTTCGGCGTCCCGGCGATCCTGCTCAACATCCCGGTGAGCGGCAGCCTCGTCTACCAGAACCCGGCGATGCTGGCCGACCTCTGGTGGCGGGCGGAGTTGATGCCGACGGCGGTCAAGCTGCAGGAGGCGCTGAGCCGCTGGCTGCCGCGCGGGCACTGGGTCGAGTTCGACCCCTCGGCCTCGATCCGCCCCGACCTGAGCACGCTGGTGACGATCTACTCGAAGGCGCTCGCCGACGGCGCCGTCACCGCCGACGAGTACCGCGCAGCGGTCTTCGACCTGCCGCCGCTGCGCGAAGGCGACCAGGCGGCCGACTACTACGAGGAGGCCGGGACGCACGGCTCGATCGGCTCGTCGCCGACGGCGCTCGACGCGGCTCTGCCCGAGGAGGTGTTGACGCCATGAGCGACGACGAGCAGACCCAGGTACTGCGCCGAACCTTCACGGCGCCGCTGGAGTCGCGGGAGGGGCGGATCCTGGAGGGCTGCTGCGTGCCCTACGGCGAGGCGCAGAAGGTGCGCGACTCGCCGACCGGCCCGAGCTACTTCGAGGTCTTCGAGCCGGGCGCGTTCGCCAAGCAGCTGCGGGCAGCCGACAAGGTCGAGCTTCGCTACGAGCACGGCACCGGCCTGGCCGACTCGGTCGGGATCTGCCGGACGCTCTACGAGGAGGCCCACGGGCTGTTCGGCACCTTCGCGATCCACGCCGGCGCCTTCGGCGACCAGGCGCTTGAGCTCGTCCGCTCGGGCATCCTGCCCGGCTTCTCGGTCGAGTTTCAGGATCGCTTCCGCCACTGGCGTCGCAATGCCCAGGGCGCGGTCGTCCGCCAGAAGTGCCTGCTGCTGTCGGTCGGCCTGGTGCGCGTCCCCGCCTTCCCGACGGCGCTCGTGACCGCGATGCGTTCGCGCGAGGAGATGCTGGGCGATCTTGACCTGCCGGGGCTGGACGACGCGCAGCTGGAGCGCTTGCGCGGAGTCGGGATCGAGGTCTAAGCTTCCAGCAGAACGGCACCCCGCAGCGGCACGCGGACACCGGCACCCCGTAGCGCGCAGAACGGCACCCCGGACACCGCCACATAGCCCGCACGGCGGCACCCCGTCGAACTCGATCGACGTGAGGAGTGATCCCCGTGGGCAACCCCGTCCTGCAGCGCCTGGTAGACGAACGCGGCCAGACGCAGGAGAACATCGACCGGATCCTCGACCGGGCAAACGAGGAGGAGCGCGACCCGTCCGAGTCTGAGCGCGAGCTGATCAACGGGCACCGCGAGCGCCTGCAGCAGCTGGAGCCGATGATCGGCGAACTGCTGGAGGTCGAGGAGACTCGCGGCCAGGCCCGCGACGCGCGCGCCGCCCTGTCTCGCACCCGTCGGGGCGAGACGACCGAGGGCGACGGCAACGGCGACGGCGACGGCGACGGCAACGGCGGCGAGGAGCCGCCCGACGGCGAGTACCAGACGTTTGCCCGCTACGCGCGCGACGTCATCCTGACCCGCTTCAACCACATCGGCGCGAGCGTCCCGGCGCACCAGCGACATCAGGCGCAGGAGCGCCTGCAGCGCGCCGTTCAGCAGGTGCTGACGGCGGACGTCGGCCCGCTGATCCAGCCGCAGTACATCAACCAGATCATGCAGGTGATCGACAACTCGCGGCCTCTGGTCGATGCCTCGAACCGCGTCACCCTCTCCTCGGGCAAGCTGGAGTGGCCGCACATCGTGGAGCGGCCGACGGTCGGCGAGCAGGCGACCGAGAAGACCGAGGCGGGCGACGGCACGCTGACGGTGGACGTCCTGAACACGGTCGCGAAGACCTACCTGGTCGCGGCCAACTTCTCCTGGCAGACGGTGCAGTGGTCGAACCCGGACGCGATGCGGCTCTGGTTCGACCTGGCCGCCGCCGACTACGCGAAGAAGACCGACGCCGCCGCCGGCGCGGTGCTGGCTGCGGCCGACACCACGCCGACGGTCGTCGCCAGCGGCGACCTCGAAGGCTGGATGGCCGCGATCGCTGCGGCCTCCGGTGAGGTCTACGCCAACACCGGGCGCTTCCCGAACGCGATCGCCGCCAACCCGGCGGACGCCTTCACGCTGCTCGGGTTCGTCTCGCAGGTCGCGCCCGTCTTCCTGACGACCGGGCAGGGCAACCTCTCAACCGGCACCTTCCCGCCGATCGGCGGGCTGCGCTTCATCGCAACCAACGGCCTCCCGGCCGGGACGGCGATCGTCGGTGACTTCTCGGCGCTGCTCTGCGCCGAGACGGCCGGATCCCCGGTCGAGCTTCGCGCGGTCGAGCCGTCCATCGGCGGGATCGAGGTCGGGATCATCGGCGCCTTCGCCTGCGCGATCACCGATCCCGGCGCCTTCGCCGAGATCACCGCCCCGGCGGTCGGCCCGTGACCAGGTACCGCGAGCGACGCGAGGCGGGCGAGTTCGAGCCTCCAGCGGTAGTCGAGCAGGAGGGCGCCACCCCCAGCGCGCCCTCCTACGACTCGATGACGAAGGCCGAACTGCTGGCCGAGGCGCAGAGCCGAGGGATCAGCCCTGCGAACAACGACATGACCAAGGACGAGCTTCGAGCGGCGCTGGAGGGCGCCGAGTAGGTGAGCGCCTACGCGACCGTGGACGAGCTCGCGGCGGCGCTGCGCGTCCGCGTGACCGAGGAGAACACCGACGCGCTGCAGGCCTGCCTCGACGCGGCGGCCGAGGAGATCGACCACGACGTAGATCGGATCGAGCCGATCCCGCAGGATGATCCCCTCGCCAACCGGGTCAACATCGTGCGGGCGGTCGAGTGGTACAAGGCGAACGACGCCGCCTTCGGCGTGATCGGCTACGACCAGACCGGTGCCCTGCAGGCGCCGCGCGACGGCTTCAACCGGCACGCCTACACGCTGACGCCGCTCAAGCAACAGTGGGGACTGGCGTGAGCGGGAACGGATCCCTTCCGCTCACATCGGTGAGGGCGGTTGCCGCTTCCGCCCTCACCCCCAGTCCCGACGACCCGCCGATCGCCGTTCTGCCCGACCTGGTCGATGCGGTCGAGCCGCCCGCGCTGATGCTGGAGTGGAACGATCCCTGGCTGGAGCTCGAGACGGTCGCGGGCGGGTTCGGGATCTTCTACGCCCGCCTGAACGTGATCTGCTTCGCTGGCCGGGTCGAGCCTGGGCCGGGAGTCGCGACCCTGGAGCAACTGGTCGCCTACGCGCTCGGCCGCTTCCAGACCGACCCGCACTCCTGGCCGCTGGCCGACTCGCAGGCGCCTCGGCGCTTCGACATCAACGGCATCCCGCTACTGGGTGCGCGGCTCCTGTTCCGGGTGCCGGTCGCGCTCGAAGAAGGAGGAACCCCGTGAGCATCCCCATGCCGCTGATCCTGGACGACGCTTCGCTCAAGATCGGCACCGACGACACGCCGACGAGCCTCGCCGAGCTTGCCTGCGTGACCAACCACCTCGAACTCTCGCCCGACGTCGCGGTGACGACGCTCGACACGATGTGCGGCTCGGTCGATTACCCCGGCGTCGTCAAGTGGTCGCTGGTCGCGACGCTCTACCAGTCGCTCGAACCCGGCGCGACGGAGGACATCCTCAGCCAGGCGGTCGAGGCCGACACGGCCGTGCCGTTCGAGATCGTTCCCTACAAGTCGAAGCCGGTCGGGCCGGACAATCCCAGCTGGTCGGGGATGGTGATCCCGCAGCCCTACTCGCCGATCAACGGCGACGCCGGCGATGCTTCGACCATCGACCTGGAGTGGTCGGTTGTCGGCCAGCCGACGAAGTCCGAGACGGACGCCGCGACGGCGGCTGCGTCGGCGGCGAGCGACCTGCAGGCGATGACCCGCGCCCAGCTGGACGACCAGGCGACCGCGCTCGGGCTGAACCCGGCCGACTACGCGACCAAGGACGACGAGATCGCCGCGATCCAGGCGGCGCAGCCGACGCAGGTGGCGTGAGCGAAGACGCCAAGATCACGGTCGTCGGCTTCGATGAGTTGGCGTCCGGTTCCAAGCGCCTGTTCGGCAAGATCGGCGACCGCGCGGTCAAGGACTTCGAGCGGATCGCCGCCCAGCAGGCGGGCACGGTGCGCGGGCGCGTGCCGCGCGAGACCGGGCGCCTGGCCGGGTCGGTCACCAGCTTCCGCGAAGGCGACCGGGCGGTCGTCGGGATGGGCGACGGCGTCCCCTACGCGGGCTGGATCGAGTTCGGCGGCACCCGAGGGCGCCCCTACCTGCCGCAGGGGCGCTACCTGTTCCCGGTCGTCTCAGGCGCCGAGCCGCAGGTCGTCGCGGCGGGCACCAGGGCGGCCGACCGCGAGATCGGAGGCTTCCAGTGGAAGACGCCCAGCCCGTGAGCCGCTTGCCGCTGCCGAGGGAGGTGACGATCCCGACCAGCGCCGCCGAGATGATGCCGACGCCGCGCGAGATGCGTGAGCTCAAGCAGACCTCGGGCCTGCGGCTGGAGTACCTATTCGGCGAGGAGTCCGACCTAGACGAAAAGACGCAGATGATGATCTGGTTGCAGCTGCGGCGCCAGGGCTTCGAGGTCACCTGGGACGAAGCCGCCGACGTGCAGCCGGTGCAGGAGGTCGAGCAGCCAGACCCTACGAGCGGCGCGTCCTCGAAAACCTCGCCGCCTTCTGTCGCTACTGGCGAATGACGCCGCGAGAGGTGGACGCGCTCAGCCCGGACGAGTACCGCGTGCTGGTCGCCTACCAGAACCGCGAGACGCGCGAGGCGAACCGAGCGGCGAGCCGCGCGAGGAGGAAGCGGTAGATGGCGAACCCGTCCGTCTTCGTTGAGTTCGTCGCCAACACGCAGAAGCTGGCGGCAGGCGTCAAGGATCTGCAGAAGACCGGCGACCAGGCCTCGAAGGGCTGGGACTGGAAGCGGGTGGCGAAGTGGGCTGGCGCGGCGGCGGCGGTCGGCGCGGCCTCGAAGTACGTCAAGGACGCGGTCGGGCAGACCGAGGATCTGGCGAAGTCCACCCTGGCGCTGACGCGCACGACCGGGATGGACGTCAAGACCTCGTCCGAGTGGGCCGAGGTCTTGCACTCGCGCGGGATCGAGACCAAGGCCTTCCAGATGGGGATGGTCAAGCTCTCGAAGGAGATGACGAACGCGGCGGCTGGCTCGAAGAAGTCGGTCGCCGCCTTCCAGGATCTCGGCGTCTCGATGGAGGACGTCCGCGCGGGCAACACGCAGGCGGTGATCATGCAGGTCGCCGACGGCCTCTCGAAGATGACGAACCCGGCGAAGCGGGCCGCGCTCGCCCAGCAGCTGTTCGCGCGCCAGGGCCAGGCGCTCGCGCCGCTGCTGTTCAAGGGCTCGGCGGCGATCCAGGAGCAGCTGGACACGGCCGAAAAGTACGGCGCGACGCTCGACGGCAAGACGACGAAGTCCGTCGGCGAACTGATCGCGCAGCAGCGCGAGATGGGGATCGCGATGGACGGCGTCAAGATCAAGGTCGGCACCGCGCTGATGCCGGTGATCCTCGACCTCTCCTCGGCGCTCGTTGACCTGCTGCGGATCTTCCAGCCGCTGCTGACCTCGGCGACCGCGCTCAAGATCGTGATCGGGGTGCTGGCGGGCGCCTTCATCGCCTACAAGGTCGCGATGATCGCGGCGACGATCGCCGAGAACGTCTTCAACGTCACGCTCGGCGCGACGCAGATCCTGCTGACGGCCGGGATCGTGGTCGCGATCATGGCGGTGATCGCGGCGGGCTACCTGCTCTACAAGCACTGGGACGACCTCTCGAAGCTGGCCGGGAAGGTGTGGGACGGGATCAAGAAGGGCGCGCAGGCGGCGCTCAGCTGGATCCGCTCGAACTGGCCGCTGATCCTCGGCGTGCTGACCGGCCCGTTCGGCCTCGCGATCGTCGCGATCTACAAGAACTGGGATCGGATCACGGCCGCCGTCCGCGACGCCGTCAACACGATGAAGAACCTGCTGAGCGGCTTCCTCGGCTGGCTCGGCGGGATCGCCAACTCGATCGCCGGGGTCGTCTCGCGGATCGTCGCCGCCTTCGGGCGCTTCGATGACCCGGTGCGCGCCTCGGTCGCCGCGATCAAGGACGCGCTCGGCAGCCTGCCCGGATTCATCACGGGGATCATCGCGCGCGTCCGCGCTGCCGCCAACGCGGTCGCCGACGCGATCCGCGCGCCGATCAACGCCGTCATCCGGGCCTGGAACGGGATCTCATTCACGATCCCGAAGATCAAACTGCCGAGCGTCAAGATCGCTGGGCACAAGATCGGCGGCGGCTCGTTCGGTGGCTGGACGGTCGCCTTCCCGAACATCCCGACGCTCGCTGCCGGCGGGATCGTGACGACGCCGACGCTGGCGATGATCGGCGAGGCAGGCCCGGAGGCGGTCGTCCCGCTCACCGGCCCGAGCTCGCAGCCGATCGAGGTGCGCGTCTTCATCGGCGAGACCGAGTTGCGCGGGCTGGTCAAGGCCGAGGTGCGGACGGTCAACAACCGCACCGCCCAGGTGCTGCTGGCAGGAGCGCGCTAGATGGCGGTCGCGATCAGCGCCGACCTCGACACGACCCGCCTGGCGGCGCTGCTCAGCGTTAGCGGCCTCCCGGCGGCCACGGCGACCCTCTCGATCAGCCGGGTCGGCCCGAGCGGCGTCCCCGCCGGGGTACGCGGCTCGGTCGGCGTCGTCGCGCACGCGCCGACCTACTCGGCACGCGACTTCGAGGTGCCGCTGGACGTGAGCGTCATCTACACGGTGACCGTCTACGACGCGGCGGGCGCGGTCGTCGGCAGCGCGACCATGGACTTCCAGATCGCCTACGCCGACTGCCGTGCCTGGCTGGTCGATCTCGCCCGCTCGACCAACAGCCTGGTGGCGACGGTCGAGTCGATGAACGAACTCGACTACCTCGTCCCGTCCGGGATCCACCGCGTGCTCAACCGACGCGCGCCAGTCGTCAGCGCACTTCCGGCCTGGACGCCGTCGAGCGAACTGATCGTCCTGACCGACACGCAGCCCGAGCGCGACCGCGTCCGCGCGCTGCTCGGGACGGGCTACCCGTTCCTGCTGCGGACGGAGCCTGAGCAGGGGATCGGGAACATGTACCTGACTGTCACCGAGTTCGTGGAGGAGCGGTTCCTCAGCCTCGGCACGGCAACCGAGCGCCGCTTCCGCATCCAGGTGGTGCAGGTCAACCGGCCGGATCCCTCGATCTACGTCCCGGTCGCGCCGAACACCTACGCCAACGTCAAGGCGACCTTCGCGACCTACGCCGACCTCAAGGCGGGCGTCGCCGACTACGACGAGCTTGCCTACACCTACCCGGAAGGGATCAACCCGGTGCCGATCTGGCCGCCGGACGACGTCTGATGCTGGCCGTCTCCGATCGCTTCCTGCGCGCGCTGCGCGACACGCACACGATCAGCGTCGCCGCCCGCATCTACCGCCCGTCGGCGCCGACGATCCCGATCGCGGCCCAGGTCGTCGGCGGGCAGATGACCTGCGACATCGACGCGACGATCCTGCGCCAGGCGACGCTCGACATCGCCTTCGGCCTGACCGACGAACTCACGGTCGAGATCGTGCGCGAGCTTCCGTTCGGTGGCTACTGCACCCTGGAGCGCGGGATCCGCTACGCCAGCGGCGAGGTCGAGCGCGTCCAGCTCGGGCGCTTCAGGATCGACACGGTCGTGTGGGCCGAGCTTCAGGGCCAGGCCTCGCTGACGCTCAACGATCGGATGGCGCAGATCGCCGACGAGGCCTTCGTCACGCCCTGGGCGGTCACCGGCCAGCGCGCCTCGGACGCGATCGTCGCGATGGTGCAGGACGTCTTCGGCGCCTCGATCGCCTATCACGTCTCGACCAGTCCGGCGACGGAGCCGGTGCTGGGCGACACGATCTACGACGAGGATCGGGCGGGCGCGATCTCGGAACTCGCCGCGAGCATCGGCGCCGAGGCGCTGTTCGACAACCTGGGCGACTTCGTGCTGCGCCCTCGCCCGACGCTCGACGCCGGCGGGGCGCCGGTCTGGACGATCGACGCGGGTGAGGGCGGCGTGCTGCTCGGCGCGGAGGAATCGTTGGATCGGTCGAGCGTCCGCAACGGGGTCGCGATGCGCGCGCAGGCCGACCCGGCGCTGCCGCCGATCTACTCGCTGGCGACCGACAGCGACCCGCTTTCGCCGACGCGCTGGGGCGGGCCGTTCGGGAAGGTGGCGCTGGTCGCGCGCTCGTCCTCGATCGCGACCCAGGCGCAGGCGGACTCCGTGGCTCGCTCGCTGCTGAACCTGCGCCTTGGCCTCTCGCGTAACCTGACGCTGCGCGGCGTGCCGAACCCGGCGCTGGAACCCGACGACCTGATCGAGATCGTGCACGCCGACGGCCGGGTCGAGCCGCAGATCGTGAACGCGCTCACGATCAGCCTCGACGCGGAGGGCGAACTTGAGCTCACGACGCGCGCTAACTGGCGCCCGCAAGCGATCGGGATGGCCGCTCGCGCGCAGGTCTGGAGCGGCGAGGCGATGCTGCAGGAACTCGAAGACGCGGATCTGGTCGAGGCGTGAGCAGCGTCCCCTTCACCCGCACGCTCGACTACGTCCTGCGCGACCAGATCGGGGGTAGCAGTCAGGGCGCCGCGCTGCGCGCGGGCGTCGTGACCGCGATCCCGGACGCCAAGCATGTGACCGTGGCGATCGGCGGCCAGACGCTGACGATCCCTCGTCTCTCGATCTACGCGCCGACCGTCGGCGAGGGCGTGCAGATCCTGGCCGACGAAGATGTCGGCCTGCTGCTGGCGATCGGCGCCGTCGGCGGCGTCTCGCCGAGCGGCGGGGTTGGACCGGGGAGCGCCGTCGGGCAGATCCTGACCTGGAACGGCTCGGCCTGGGTCGCCGGGAGTTCGGCGCCGCAGCTGGGCGGGCTGACGCCCGACCGCTACGTCCAGAACGCGCAGACCGGCACGCGCCGACTCTGGTTCACGCAGCAGACGCTGGTGACCGACGGCGCCGGGGTCGGCGTGATCGGGAACGGCCTCGGTGTCGTCCCCGCCGTCTGGTTCGTCTTCTCGAACCAGACGCCCGGCCAGGTGCTCGGCGCGACCGCGACCGCGACCACGATCACCGCTATCACGACCGTCATCAGCGGCTCGATTCTCGTGTCCTGTCTACTGATCGCCTAGAAGGAGGGCGCCAATGGCTTCCGCGACTCCCGTCTATCAGCTGCCCTTTCCGGTCCCCGCCGATCCGGCCGACGTTCCGGCCGACATGCAGGCGCTCGCGAACCGGATCGAGGCCGTCATCGCGCCGGGCAGCGCATCGGGGCAGATCCCGATTTGGGACAACGCCGCGCACAAGTGGACGCCAGGCACGCCGCCCGCCCAGGGCGCCGAACTGGTCTACGTCGAGGGGACGGCAGCGATCGTGATTAACACCGTCACGCAGGCGGCGATCACGATCGTGACGGCCGGAGCGCTCACGCTCGATGGCTCGACGCCGATTTGGGTCGAGTTCTTCGCGCCGCAGGCGACTCTCTCGGGTGCCGCCAGCCAGGGCATTCAGTTCTGGTTGTGGGACGGCTCGACCAGCCTTGGCGTGGTCGCGCAGGTCGTCGGCGCGAGTGCGGTCGGTGGTCCGGTGATCGGGCGGCGGAAGCTCACACCGTCGGCCGGAAGCCACACCTACAGCATCCGCGCGAACTCACTGGCGGCCGGGTCGAACAGCGTCGGCGCGGGCACCGGACCTGGCGGCTACGTGCCGCTCTACATCCGGGCGACTCGTGTCTAGCGACGCCGGGACGGCTCGTGCGGATGGGGCAGTGCCCAGGAGCGGGCCGAGCGCCACATCGACAGCGGGATCAGGTCGGGTATCTCGCGGCGGCGGTGGCCGCAGTTCTCGCACACGTAGGGAGCGCCACCCTTGACGAACGGCGCGAGTCGGTAGCGATGGCGACGGCGCAAGCCACAGCGGAGTTGGGCAAGCAGACGCACGGAAGGAGCGAAGCATGGCAGATCCGGCCCTAGCGTGGGTGATCGGGCCTGGCCCGCGCCCGCACAACAACAGCCGACTGACGCGGACGCTCTACGCGCCCGACAACCCGAACCAGAAGACGCAGAGCGACGGCAAGGACGTGCAGGCGATCAAGCGGATGGTCTCGCGGGCGGGCTTCTGGAAGTGGCAGGAGTTCGACCGCAGCTACAGCAACGCCTTCGCCCACGGCGCGACCGGCCCGACAGGCTCCGGGCCGGGGGTCGATGGCCTGCGCAAGGCGCTCGGGATCTTCGACGGCTCGGGCACCTTCAACGAACGCTGCTACCACGCGCTGCTCTACGCGAAGGTCCCGGCCGGGTCACCCCACGCCGGGGAGTGGGTCTGTGACGCCACCAGCGCCCAGCTGCTGGCCGAGTACGAGCAGGCCTGGAAGAAGGATCACCCGGACCCTAAACCCGAGCCTGCGGGGAAGCCGCGCGATGTCGCCATGCGCCACCTGGCCGCGCGCGTCGGCTACACCGAGCAGCCCGCAGGCTCGAACTGTGACGACCGCTCGGACGGGATCCGCACCGCGCAGACCAAGACGGCGGGCGGCGGCACCTGGCTGCTCTACCAGCCCTGGTGCGGCTGCTGGTGCTTCTACGCACTCCAGGCCGCGAAGGTCGCCAAGCTCGGCTCCTGGATGGCCTCGGTCGCCTCGATCGAGACCTACGCGAAGTCCGCCAGCTACTGCTTCCAGGGCTGGACGACCGATCGCTCGCGGGCGCGGCCCGGCGACCTCGCCTGCATCGGTGGCTACGGCCAGCACGTTGAGACGGTGCGCGGCAAGCTGCAGGCCGACGGAGGCCTGCCGACCTACGGCGGGAACACGTCGCCGGGGTCGCCAGGGTCGCAGTCGAACGGCGGCGGCGCCTACGCGCGCGTTCGCTACTCGGGCGAGGTGCGGGGGATCGCGCTCGTCCGCTACCCAGGGGAGTGACGATGGACGATGACGAGCAGATCGAGGAGGGTGACTACGGCGATGAGGACGCGGACGTGGCCGGTGAGCAGGCGCCCGCGAACTGGAGCGAGCAGCCGAACTCAGACGCCGGGCTGACGCCGGGAGCGCGCGAGAGGCTGGGACTGGCCTGATCCTGCTTATCCACACCGAGCCGCGCGCCCTGTGGAACGTGGGGAAAACCGGGGTCGGCGCTTGCGGGCGTTCGCCAGCCCTGGCAACCTCCCCTGCAAGTGCATGACGGTCGGGGGGACGGGTCCTCCGATGAGCCTGGTCTCGGTGAAAGGGCGAGACACCCCACGAAGACTGCGGCTGGAGGTTCGGAAGATGGAGCAGTGTGCAGCAGCGGTCGAGGAGCGGGGTCGCTACTCAGCGTCGGAGGTCGCGGTGATCGTCCGGCGGCTAAGCACTGCGGTCGGGGTCGATCACGCGGCCGACATCGACGTGCGGGCACACCTGGTCGAGGTCGCGCGGATCGTCCTGCGCGGTCGCGAACGGCTCGCGCTGATGCGCCGCTACGCCTGGAAGTTCGCCTCAACCGAGCGGCCTCTCTGGCTGGTCAGCGCCGACCGGATCCTGCTGGCGGTGAGCGCGTCGGCAGCGGCGAGTCTCGGCTACGAGCGGGCCGAACTTGTCGGGCACTCGACGGCGGTGCTGACGCCCTCCGGGCACGACGCGGCCTGGGCGGCAAGACGGCGCGTGATCGAGCAGCAGAAGATCGGCGAGGGGATCGCGCACGCCCGCGCGAAGGACGGGCAGGTGGTCGCGGTCGCCTACCGGGCGCGGCTGGTCCCCGTGCAGATGGCGATCCTGGTGCAGACGAAGGTGCTCGTCCCCCTGCTGACGCTGGTCGCCGCATGAGTGCCCTGGTCGCGCTCGCGATCGCCGCCGCCCTGCTCAGCCTCGCCGCCGTTGGCCTCGGCCTTCTGCTGCGCGTACTGGATCGGATCGAGGAGGAGTTCAGCGCCGAGGAGCAGGCCGCTGAGCACGCGCGGCCGCTTGGTAGCGTCGTCGTCTTGCGAGAGAGGCGGCGGCGGCGATGACGACGAACGAGATGGAGCGCATCGCGCGAGAGGCCTGGTCGGTGTGGGGCTGGGCGTTCGTGCTCTACACGGGCTGCGCCAGCTGCGGGCGGCAACGGGTCTGCCGGGGTCGGCGGCGCGCGCGGATGCTCTGCCTCGAATGCTGGGACGGCGGCGCACGGTGACCTGGCTGGTCGTCAACCGCGAGACCGGGGTCGTCGTCTCGCGCTGGCTGGAGCCGGGCGAGGCCGTCGAGGACAAGCAGCGGCGTGACGCGATGTACGCCTACGTCGAGCCGGTCTCGCTGCTCGACGTGCTCTACGAGGCGGTCGGCGACTCAGACGAGGAGGGCGCCAGGTGAAGACCTCGAAGAAGTTTCACCTGACGCCCGAGGCGCGCGACGAACTGCAGGCGGTGCTCGATGCGGAGGCGCGGCGGCTACTGGCCGCGACCCTCGACCGTGACCCGGTCCGGCCCGCGCCCCGGCGCCACCGTCGCCCGCGCCACGACCGCGCGAATCACGCCGCGCTTGCCGTCGAAGCTGAGGCGATCCCAGTCCGCCGCCGTCGTGACGGTCACGTCCGGCGAGGTCAGGGAGACTAGGCGCTCGTGTTCGCTCGCCGCCTGATCGCGCTGCGCTTGGAGTTCGTCCAGGGTCTCCTTGGTCGCCTCCTCCCCGCCGAGACCCGCGAGCGAGCGGATGGCGTTCGCGAGCCGCGTTTCCGTATCGACCTTCGCGAGCCGAGCGGCCTCCAGTTCGGCCTTGGCCGAGGCGCGGCCAGCGACCTCGCCCGAGAGGCGGATCGCCTCCTCGCTAACGGCCTGCTCAGCGACGTCGCAGGAGACCATCGGCGCCGCCTCGCAGAGCCGGTCGCCGCAGCGGTAGTAGGCGTACTGCTTGCCGTTCGCGTGGTCGCGAACGTCCACCGTCATGCGAGCGCCGCAGGCCTCGCAGACCAGAACGCCGAGCCGGGCGAGCAGGCGCGGCGAGCGCGCCTGACGCCCGCGCGGCGCGCGCGTGGAGTTCAGGCGCCGGTAGGTCGCATGGTCGATCAGCGGCTCGGTGATCGCGTGCAGGTTCGGCGTGAAGTCGCCGAAGTGGATCTCCCCGACCAACAGCTTCGAGGCGAAGGTGCGCTGGACGCGAGCGGGCGTCATCGGGATGCCGCGCTCGGTCAGCCAGCGCGCCAGCTGCGTGTAGGAGGCGGCTGGCGTCGCCAGCCGCATCTCGATCGCCTTGCGCAGCAGCTTCGCCTTCGGCGGGTCAAGTTCGAGCGTCCCGTCCTCGCGCCGCCGGTAAGCGGCGGTGATGCGCGGGAAGGGCGGCACGCCCTTGTCGATGTTGCGCTGCTTCGAGACGGCCGTACGCTCGGCGGTCGTCCGCGCGAAGTATTCGGCGAAGGCGGCGTGTTGGGTCGAAGACAGCCAGCCGATCGCCGTCCCGTTCGAGATGTCGCCGAGGTCGAGCGTCACGACGTTGCCGCCCTTGGCTTCGACCCGGTCGAGCACTTCGTCCTTGACCTTCACCGAGCGGACGAAGCGGTCGAAGTAGGCGGCCATCAGCAGGTCGGCCCGGCCGGCCTCGACGTCGGCGACCGCCTGCTTGAGACCGTGCCTGCGGTCGAGCGGGCGGCGCCCGCTCACGTCTTCTTCGGTGTAGACCTCGACCAGATCGGCGCCTGCCCGCTCGCACTCAGCGCGCATGCGTTCGATCTGGTCGGGGACGCTCATGGAGCCGTCGTTGACGCGCGACTGGCGCGCGACCCCGACGACCCTGCGGCCTTCGATGGACGACGTCACCTAGATCGCCTCCTCGGCGAACGGCTCGGGCCGCTCGGTCGTGAAGACGGCGGGCAGTTCAAGCTCACCGGGCGATCCGGCGATGGCCGCGATCCCGTCAAGCAGGGCGTCGCTGTCGATCCCGTCGAACCCGTCGATGGACTCGGCGCGGAGGTGCTCGGTCTGACCGACCCAGTTCTCCCAGGCCTCGGGATCGGGCCAGAGGCCGAAGTAGGCCCAGCCCTGATCCGGCTCGGGCGTGTTCGCGTCGCCGTTGGTAGCGAACAGGATCCGGTCGTCGGAGAAGACGACCTGCAGGCCGTCGCAGCCTCCCCCGGTCCCGATCACCTCGGCGACCGCGACGCTCGGGATCGCGAGGATTCGGTTGGTCAAGTCGCGGTACTCGGTCATGCTGTCCTCCTTCGTCGTTGTTGTGGGAATAGTAGCACATCGAGAGATCGACGGGTCGATAAACCCACACTAGCGAGGCAGGCCGCGTGAAGCCGCCGCGCCACCTTCGCCCGCTGCCGACGCCCGAGGAGCGCGAGCGCGACCGCCAGATCGCGCGCGCCATCGGGACCGTGCTGCTCGCCGGCGGCTGCGTGCTGGTGACGGTCGCCCTCCTACGCCTGGCTTGGCGGGTGCTCGGGTGAATGTCGGATCGCTGTTCAGCGGCTGCGGCGGACTCGACCTCGGGCTGGAGCGGGCCGGGTTCGAGATCGCCTGGGCCTGCGAGTCCGACGCCGCCTGCCGCTCCGTCCTCGCCCGACGCTGGCCCGACCTCGACGTCGCCGCAGACGTGCGTGAGCTCGACGCCGGAACTCCGCGCGTTGATCTGCTCGCTGGCGGCTTCCCTTGCCAGCCGGTCTCGCTCGCCGGACGCGGATACGCGCAGGCCGACGAGCGCTGGCTCTGGCCCGAGTTCGCCCGATGCGTTCGCCTACTTCGACCGCGAGCGGTCGTCGTGGAGAACGTGCCAGGCCTCGCTGCTCGCGGACTCGGAGACGTGCTCGCCGACCTGGCCGAAGCGCTTTACGACGCGCTCGTCTTTCGCCTACGCGCTGCCGACCTCGGCGCGCCCCACGGGCGCGAGCGCCTGTTCCTGGTTGCTACCGACGCCGAGCGCGGCCGAGTCGGATCCGACCGAGCCGCTGCTGGAGGAGATCCGGGCGCACCTCGACCCGGCGGACCCGCACCATCGCCTCTGGCTACCGGGCCGGGAGTGGATGAGCCAGCGCACCTTGAAGCGGACGGCGGCGGCGCTGCTGCCGACGCCGGTCGCGTGGCTGGGTCGTCGCCCGGAGAACGCGATGGCCGACCCGGAGCGGGCGGCCAGCCAGGGACAGCGGTCGATCGAACTACCGGACGCGCTGGCGCTGTTGCCGACGCCGACGGCCAACGAGGAGAACCCCGGAGCGGGCGGCGAACTCAGAGCGGCACTCGCCCACGGCCCGGAGCGACGGAACTTGACCGGGGTCGATTCGTGGGGTCGCCCGAACCAGGGACGGCCATCGCAGCTGCTGCCGACGCCGACCTTCCAGCAGGGACGGAACTCGACCTCGGCGCGGCCGGACGACTCGCAGCATCACGCCGGGACGACGCTGCAGGACCTAGCTTTCAGTGGGGCGTTTACGGGCCTGCCGTCCTCGCCTGGGAGCGACTGCTCGGATGCGCCGCTCCCCGGCCAACTGACGATCGAGGGCGCCTGATGCCCGAGTTCGTGGAGTGGATGCTCGGCTTCCCGCTCGGCTGGACCGAGGGCGAGCGCCGGACGCACCGGCTGCGGATGCTGGGCAACGCCGTGCAGGTGCAGGTCGCCGAGGTCGTCGGCCTGGTCGCGATCGAGGAGGCGGCGTGAGGAGCGCTCGCAACGGCGCCTGCGCTCTGCTCGCCTCGCTCGGGCTGGCGACGCCGCTGGTGGTCGCCGCGACGGGCGGCGGCGCCGACGAGCCGACGACGAGCGAGCCGACGACGACCGCGCCCGAGACCGACTGGCAGGCGCGCGCGCAGGCGAACGCGCGCGAGGCGCACTACTGGAAGCGGCATGCGCATCGCTACCGGGGCTGGGTGCTGCGGCTGCGCGCGTCGCTCAAGGCGATGCCCAGCCCGGTCAGCGCCGGGTTGCGCTGCGTCCACCTGGGCGAGGGCGCCTGGAGCGCGAACACGGGCAACGGCTACTTCGGCGGGCTGCAGATGGATCGCCACTTCCAGGCGACCTACGGCGCGCCGCTGCTACGGCGCTACGGCTCGGCCGATCGCTGGCCGGTCGAGGCGCAGCTGGCGGTCGGGACGATCGCCGTCTACTCGGGTCGCGGCTTCGGGCCGTGGCCGAACACGCGAAGGCCCTGCGGCCTGTGAGGAGGGATGCGATGGAAGCACCGCTGCAGCTGAGTCTGGAGGTCGGCGGCGACGAGCCGGAGGCGGCCAGCCTGCGCCTGCGCGGTAAGGCGAACGTGCTGCGCGAGTTGCGGATGGGCGAGGAGGTCTACCTGCGCCTGACCGACGCCGACGGGATCGTGCTCGCCGAGGGCGAGGGCGAGGTCACCATCGTCAGCTTCGAGCACCACCCGGCGCCGACGCACGGGCGCGCCTGGACGGAGCGCGTCCAGGTGGTGAGCCTGCGGTGAACGAACTCAACCGCGTCCTGCTCGAAGGACAGCGGGCGGTCGAGCGGATCGCCGTGCGGCTGGTGCTCGCGCGGCTGGTGCTCGGCGTCTACCTGGAGGAGATCAGGCGGTGATCTTCTGGTTCCGCCACCGCCTCTCGAATCGGGTCGTGCGGATCGAGACCCGGCACGGCCTCGCGCACTGCCTGGCCTCGCCCTACTGGGCCGAGGTCAGGCGCGAGTGGGCGGAGGACGAGTGAGCGTCGCGTTCGTCGTCTACGGCAAGGCCGAGCCGGGCGGCTCGAAGCGCTGGCTGCCCGCCGGCGGGCGCTCGGGCGGGCGGCCGATCATCGTGGATGCCAATCGGCGGACGAAGGACTGGCAGCGCGCGGTCGCCTACGCGGCGGGCGCCGTGATGAACGGCCAGGCGCTGCTCGACCGGCCGGTGCGGCTGACGCTGCGCTTCTACGTCGCGCGGCCCGCCGGGCACTTCACTACTACCGGGGCGCTGTCGGCGCACGGGCGGCGGCACCCCTTCCCGGACGTTCGGCCCGACCTAACCAAGCTGACGCGGGCGGTCGAGGACGCGCTGACCGGGATCGTGCTGCGCGACGACGCGCGCGTCGTGCAGCAGGACGTCGCGAAGCTGTGGGGAGAACCGGCGCGGCTAGAAGTGGAGGTCGAACCGGCGCTCCCTTTCGAGGACGGGAGGACGAACCTCCCGTGAAGCGGCTGGAGCGGATCGAGGCGGCGATCGGCGACGAGCTCGCGGTCGATCGCGACGAGCAGCTGCGGCTGACGCTGCGGCTGATCGAGGGCCGCGACCAGTGCCGCTGCGGCGAAGTCCTCGACCCCTTCGAGCGCGTCTGCCTGGACTGCGGGCGCGCAACCTTCTCCCCCTACGCACGACCGGCCGAACGGGCTGCAGGTGTGCCCCTGACGCCGGAAACCCTGGAAAGAGCGGACTTCGGATGAGGCGAGCCGACGTTCGGATGAGGCGGGCCGACGTCGTGCTAGTGGCGCTGCGGTCGTGGGGCGGGCCGGATGGCACGGTCTGCGCGCCAGTAGCCGAGATCGCCGCACTCACCGACCTGAGCGAAGCGATGGTGCTGAAGGCGCTGAGCGATCTCTGCGCCGATCGGCGGCTCGTCTTCAGCGGGCGGCGCGACCGACGCGGCACTGCGATTTTCCACCTTTCGCAGGGCTGCGAGGCCGAGGCGGCCGTGGCGGCAGTCGGAGGGGACGTTCTAAAGAACGGTCCCCATCCGACTGACTCCGAGCAGGCGGGCACACCGGCAGCGGCTGACGCCGCACCGGGTGCCGCCGACTCGGTCACGGATAAGCCCTGCGATCCCGAGCCGAGCGACGAGGAGGTGGCCGAGATGCGGCGGATTGGGCTGGAGCACGCCTACGCCTGGCTCGACCGCTGGGTGGCCGAGATCGGCAAGCCCGACCTGGGCGCCGGGCCGTGCGGCGAGTGCGGCGCCGAGGCGAGGGTGCGCTGGTCGTTCGGCCTCTATGTGCTCTGCCGCGACTGCCGACGCCGACGGGCGCGAGTCGCGGCCAAGGTCGCGAGTGAGGCGGTGGGCCAGTCCGCCGTAACGGGCGCTGCCGACGCTCAACATGCCGGTGATCCCGTGCCGCCTCACCGCGAACTGGTGCTGGTCGATCCACCCGACGACGACGGGCCGTGGCAGCGGCCGGACTTCTAGAGCAGGAGGGATCCGATGAATGAGCAGAAGCAGGACTTGGCGGTGCGCGAGCAGGCGGACCTGGAGTACGACCGCTTCGCCCGCCTCGGGACGTGGCTGGCGGCGACCGAGGGCAGCGACGACCCGCGCGGCAAGGACGGGATGGTGGCGGCGCTGCGCTTCGCGCTGGCCGCCGAGCTTGGCTGGCCGCTGCGGGCGGCGTCCGAGATCGCGGTGATCCACGGCCGTCTGCACATCTCCTCGAAGATGCTGCGCGCCCTCGCCGAGCGCGAGGGCTACCGGGTGGTGCGGGCCGAGGAGACGCCGAGCAGCTGCACGGCGGCGGTGCTCGACTCGGCGGGCGAGGAGGTTGGGCGGGCGACCTTCACGATCGAGGACGCGCAGCGGGCGGGCCTGATCCGCGAGCGCAGCGGCTGGAAGACCTACCCGGCGCGGATGCTGTGGGCGCGGGCGGCGGGCTGGGCGATCAACGACGCGATCCCGCACGTCGCGCTCGGCCTGCCGATGACCGAGGAGGCCGACTGGATCGAGGCGACCGCCGAGGAGGTCAGCGAGGCGATCGAGCGCGGCGCCCCGGCCGAGACCGAGCAGCCCGAACGGGAGGAGGCGCCCGCATGATCGCCGCCGGCGAGCGCGTGCTGACGCCCGAGGGCTGGCCCGGTCGGGTGCGCTTCGTCCGTCGCCAGGAGCCGCCTCACGGTGGCCCGCGTATCCCTGGCGGTGGGATCGGAGCGAAGCGCGCTCGGCTCGGCGAGCTCGAGGCCGCCTACGCCGGGTTGAAGACCTACGCGCTGGTCGATCTCGACCGAGGCGGCTTCGCCAACTACGAGGTGGGCGTCTTGGAGGCGCAGCGATGAGCGGCAAGACCGTCGGACCGGGCGGCGACCGCCGCAGCGTGACTGTCACGTTCGGCTACCCGGAGGGGCTGCGGACACTGGTCGCGAAGACGCTGCGCTACGCGCTGGTGCTGGCCGAGGCGCGCTGGGGACGCTGGCAGACGATCGAGTCGATCTCGACCCCGGACACGATCTACGCCGACGTGACCGGCGCGACCCTGCGGAGGCATGAGACCAACCAGGGCGTGCACGGCGGCTATCAGTCGGTGCGCTCGAAGCTGGAGGCGATCGGCTACCACCCCGGCCCGGAGGAGATCGGGACGCTGCGCTTCTTCCGCGAGGCGTTGCCGACGATGCACCGACGCACCCGGCGTGGGCGCGGCGGCTATCGGCGGCCGCTGAGACCGACGCCGACCGCCTACGACGACGAGTTCGGCAGCGGGCAGTGAGCGGCTACTACGAGGAGCGGTTCCACTGCGCGCGTTGCGGCGTCGCGGTGCGCGTGAGCTCCAGCTACCGGATCGACCCCGACCTGTTCGTCTGCGTCGAGTGCCTGACGCCGCTCGACCCGACGGAGCGGCAGCTGGCGCTGAGCGTCGAGCGCGAGGAGCGGCGCGACGACTACGACCCGACGATCGCGGCGATCCCGTTCTGATGCAGGCGCCGAGCCGGGAGCGACGGCGGGGGATCTCGAACGCGCTGCGCGACGGCTGGGTGCTCGGGCGAACCTGCGAGTGCCGACGCCCGCAGCCGCGCCTGGTCGGCGGGCACTGGTACATCACGACCGTCTGCCTGCGCTGCCGCAGGCGGGCACGCCGGGAGGCATGATGGGCGGCGGGTGCGCGCGTCGGGTCGGCGTCCTCACAGTCGCTCACTCCAGGCTCGGCGCGCGCCCCACCACGACCGACGCCTCCCGCTGGGGAGGCGTCGAGGTCGAGCGGGTGAGCGGGAGGCTAGGCGGCGGGCGCGGCCTTCTTCGGCTTCGCGGCGCGCGGCTTCTTCGGCGCCTCGGCCTTGGCCGTCGCGGTCTTGCGCTTCGGGTTCAGCTTGAACTTGCCCTTGCCCGCCTTGACCACCAGGCCGTCCTTCTTCTTCGCCTCGGTGTAGAGCAGCGCGGCGAGGGTCGCCTTGGGCGTCTTGCCCTTCAACCCCGTCGCGATCTTCGCGGCCTCGCTGGCGATCTCCGTCGCGGGCGTCGCGTTGCGCTTCCCGCTCAGAACCTGCTCGATGGCTTCGCGTCCGGTCATGCTGTCCTCCTAGTTCGGCGGGCGCCTCTCGCCCGCGACGTACACACACATAGCGTGACCCGCCCGAGGTGTGGCGACCCATCTGGAGCATGTCGATTCGGCGCTACGATCCGGTCGAGGAGGTGGCTCGATGGCACGCGGTAGACCGAGACCACGCCGGGCCTCGACGGCGAAGGGCGTCAAGCGCCTGCCGTCTTCCGCGTTCGCCTACCCGAAGACGCGGCAGTACCCGATCAACACCGTGAAGCGGGCGCGCAACGCCCTCTCGCGCGCGGGCCAGTCGAACACCTCGGGCACCTACGCGCACGTCGCCCGAGCGGTGCGGCGGCGCTACGGCAACCGGGTGGCGACGGTCGGCAAGGCGAAGGGGACGACGACCCGACCCGGCCTGCGCAGGCGGCGGCGGTGAACGGCGTTCGGGTCAACCTGCCGGCGGTCGCGCAGGTCGTCGTCGCGGTGGTGGCGGTCGTCGCGCTGGTGCACTTCTGGTGAGCTCGACTGCCGCAGCGATCCTCG